CTTGGCACTGGTGCAGATGACAACGAGTATGTAACTGCATTTGACATTGACGGTGCATCTGACGGAGCATACGCTCCTAGTGTAACTGTTTCTGCTGACCTAGTTATTACGTCAGCCGATACTCTAGACTTAACACTTGCAGGTACAGGAGCTTCCTTTACAGCAGGTGAAATCAGAGTATTTGCTGTTTTACAAGACGTTAGTGACATCGGTGAGATGGAAGCAGACGAAGTTGATCGTGATCAACTAGCATAATAATATTTAGTGAGGCAGGGCAACTTGCCTCACTTTTTATGATATAGGAGAATAACATGAGTATTACAACAGCAATGTGTACTACATTTAAACAAGAACTACTAGGTGGTATTCACGATCTTGACAGTGATTCAATTAAACTTGCTTTAATCAAGGCAAGCCCAGGAAGAAGTTATGGTGCAGCTACAACAAATCTTTCTGAATTACAAGCAAGTACAAGTGATGAAGCTTCTGGTACAAACTATTCTGCAGGAGGTCAAGTTTTAGACAGTCCTTCTATAACAGTAAGTGGTACTACTGCAATGTGTGACTTTGCTGATGAAGTATTTTCTAATGTTACTGTTTCTGCTGACGGTTGTCTTATTTATAATGCAGGGCAGTCTAATAAAGCAATAGCAGTAATTGACTTTGGTGGTACAGTCAGTGCTACTGCAGGTGATTTAACAATTGAGTTCCCTTCTGTAGGAGCAAGTACTACTGTAATTCGTATTGCATAAGGAATAAAGTATGGCTTTTATCGCCACATCTGCAAGGTATGGTACTGGTAGATTCGGTATTGCAGAATATGGTGCAGAAGACATATCTAAAACAATTGCTGGAGTATCTGGTACTGGAGCAATTCAAGCAGTAGCTGCTGGTGGTTTTGAAATAGACATAACTGAGCGTGTTACTGCAAGTCTAGCAGGTACAGGTGCAATAAGCACAGTAACTGTAAATATAAAAGAAGCATTATCAAGTGTATCTGCAACAGGTGCAATTAATGCAAGCTTAGAGTTTAGTAACACACATTCTTTAAGTAGTGTCTCAGCTACAGGACACGTAAATACTGTAGAAGAAAAAGTTGATGAAGCATTATTAAGTGTAGCAGCTACAGGTTCTATAAACACAGTAACTGTACACGTTAGTGAAGCATTAGCAAGTGTATCAGCTACAAATACACTTGGCACAATAATACCTCATGCTACGTCTAACATTACACTTACAGGAATAAGTGCTACAGGGCATGTAAGTATAGTAGAGGAAAATGTAGATGAAGCACTATTAAGTGTATCAGCTACAGGACACGTAAATACAGTAACAGTAAATGTAATAGAATATGCATCTGCTGTACCTGCTACAGCCTCATTAGGAACAATAACGACAACAGCAGTTGTATTTGATTTTGATGCAGTTAAAGAGTTATACAGTAGAAGACGGACTATACTAATAGATAGAGCAGCGTAATGTCTACATCAGCAGAAAGAACATATTTAGTAGCACAGGAAATAAGAATGGTACACGTAATGCGTGGATCTACTTCTAGTGAAAGAAGAGTATATGTACCACAACAAAGTAGAAAAGTTTACATAGAACGAAAAAGTACTTCTGCTGAACGTACAGTATATGCAACTGAGGATTAATAAATGAGTTTTACTTGGCCTAATAAAGACCCAGATGAACAGCTAGACTATAGTGTAGATTGGTCACGTTTTTTAGATACAGCTACAATAAGCAGTGTAGAGTGGTTTGTTAAAAGCAATAGCTACAATACTAAAACTGCTATAGCTGCAGGTCAAACATTCGCTACTGCATCTAGTTCAGCTACTTCAGATACCATACAAAACGTATCACAATCTAATACTTCTACGGTAGCCACTATTAATATAGGTGGTGGTACAGCAAATGAAGAGTATACGTTTTCTTGTAAAATAACAGATAGTACAGGCAGTCAAGCAGAACGTAGTATAAAGCTACGAGTAAAGGAACGATAAATGGCATACAATTATATTGGGCTAGTTAATGATGTTAATCGTAGACTTAATGAGGTAGAACTTACTTCATCTAATTTTACTTCTGCTGTAGGCGAATACAGTGCAATAAAAGATGCAGTAAATGCAGCTATTAGATTTATAAATCAACATGAATACGAATGGCCTTTTAACCATGTAGAACAAGAAGATGTTTTAACTGCAGGCACAGTACGGTACGCTTTTCCTGCAGACTGTAAAACCATAGATTTTAGTAGCTTTAGAATTAAAAGAAATGATACATTAGGTAATGCGACAAAAAGATTAAATATAATTAGTTATGAAGAATACCTAGACAAGTATGTAGATATAGAGTATAATACATCAACAACAGCAAGAGCGTTGCCTGACTATGTATTTAGAACACCCAACTTAGAGTTTGGATTTGTATCTGCTCCTGATAAAGCATATACAGTTTGTTATGAATACTATAGACTACCCGTAGATCTTATAAGTGCTACAGATGTTCCTGCAATACCTGAACAATTTAGAAATATAATTGTTAATGGTGCAATGCACTATGCATATATGTTTAGAGGAGAAGCGCAAGAAGCGTCAATAATGCAACAAAGATTTATAGATGAAATAAAAAATATGCGTGGTCTATACATTAATAGATATGATTACTTACGTTCTACAGTAATTAATAGAGGCCGTACTTCAATAAGTTCTTTTAGAGTAGGATAACTATGCCTACAAAATGGCAAACATATCCAATAGAGTTTCGTGAAGGTCTTATAACTAATATGAGTCCTTTACAGCAAGGTATAAACTCACCTGGATCTGCAAGAGAATTAAAAAACTTTGAGCCTTCTGTAGAGGGTGGCTATAAAAGAATACTTGGTTATGATAAGTATGACTCTAATTTAATACCTCCTTATGGAGAGCCTGTAGTTAATGGTGCTAGTCAGACAGGTACAACATTAATAATATCTTCTATACATACTACGCCTGTAGCAGGAGATACGTTAACAATAGCAGGTGTTTCAGGTACGTATACAATAGCTTCAGGTGGAGTATCTTATGTTGCATCTACAAATACTGCAACGTTAACTCTTACAGGAGCAATGGATAGTAGTCCTGCAAATGCAGCAGCCGTTACGTTTACATCAACTACTAACAACTATCTTACTTTAGGTGTAGGTGTATTTATAGATAGAGTTATTGTCGCTAAAAATAGTGACATATTTACAACAGCAGGTAGCGGATATACTAAAATAAATAAACCTAGTTATGGTACAGTACTTGTAAATGGAGGAAGTCAGTCAGGTGGTACACTCGCAGTAGATGGACTGACAAGTGCGCCACAAGCAGGAGATGTGTTTACTGTTGCAGGTATAGATAAAGTATATACAATAATAACAGATGCTTCAGTAAGTTCAGGTGGTTCTACTATAGCTATAAGTCCTAACTTAGCTAGTAGTCCAGCAGATAATGCAGCAGTTACATTTATATCAGTAGCTAGAGAGTCTGCTACAAAAACTAGATTTTGCAGATATAAGTATGCTACAGATGAAATGATAGCAATAGTAGATGGCACAAATGCTCCTGCACTCTGGAACAATGTAACATTTACTGTACTAGATAATGCACCTTCAGAAGTAGTAGGTGCTACTTTTGTAACAGACTTTAAGAAACATTTATTTTTTGCTAAAGCAGATAAACTTACTTTTACTGCACCGTATACCGATAATAATTTTACAGCAGCAGGTGGTGCAGGTTCTATTACTGTAGGCGGTTCTGTAACAGGTTTAATGGTTTTTCGTGAACAGTTAATTATATTTACTGAAACAGCTATATATCAACTGTCAGGAAATACAATTGCAGATTTTCAATTAAAACCTGTAACGACAGATGTAGGGTGTGTAGATACAGATACTATCCAAGAAGTTGGTGGTGATGTAATGTTTTTAGGCCCAGAAGGTTTAAGACTATTAAGTGGTACAGATAGAATAGGAGATTTTGGATTAGCTGTTGTAAGTAAAAAGATTCAGAATCAAATGACAGAACTTATTACTAACAATCAATCTTTTGCTAGTATAGTTATAAGAGGAAAGTCTCAGTACAGAATATTTGGTTATAGTAATAATATAACAAAAGAAAATGCTCAAGGAATATTAGGTACACAATTTTCAGGTCAGGGCGGTGACAACATGGCTTGGGCAGAAACTAAAGGAGTAAGAGCATACGTAGCTGATAGTAGGTTTTATTCTAACGTTGAAACTATTGTATTTTCTAACAATGATGGATATTTATATCAACTAGAAAACGGTAACAGTTTTGATGGGGCTAATATAGCTACTACATTTGCTACTCCATTTGTTCCTATTAACGATCCTAGAACTAGAAAAACTTTTTATAAAGCATTTTTATATACTGATCCTCAAGGTAGTGTGTCTTTTGAAATGAGTTTAAAATTAGACTTTGATGAAAAAAATACAATACAGCCTACTCAAATAGATTTTAATAACGCAACTGGAACTGTTGCATTCTTTGGGTCAGCTTCATATGGATCAACAGCAGTATATAGCGGAAAACTATTAAAACTATTTGAAACGCAACTTATAGGATCAGGATTTACTGGATCATTTCAGTTTCAAACTGACAGCACAGATCCACCCTTTTCATTAGATGCTATAACGATTGAATACGGAACCAACACAAGAAGGTAAAAACAATGGGTACAGGATACACAAGAAACGATACAAGTAATAACATTGCTGATGGTAACGTTATTAACGCTTCAGATTTTGATGGAGAGTTTAATGCTATCGAATCTGCCATGGGAACAAGTGGTCATACACATGACGGTACAGCAGCAGAGGGTGGCCCTATAACTGTAGCTGGCCCAGCACAAGATCTTGTTGTTAGTGGTACAGAAGTAAAACCTAAAACAGATAATACACTTGACTTAGGTACATCTTCTCTACAATTTAAAGATGCATACTTTCAAGGTACAATAGATACTGACGGCATAATGACTGCAGCTACGTTTGAACCAGATGGTGACACTGCTGCAGGTGACAATGCAGCTATAGGTTACACTGCTGCTGAAGGGTTAATACTTACAGGTCAAGGCTCTACTGGCGATGTAACAATTAAAAATGATGCTGATGCTGTAGTTCTCCAAGTGCCAACAGGAACAACTAATGTTAATATAGTTGGAGCTTT